CTCTAATGCTCCCACGTATTATTGCTGTTCTTGGTCCCGATCGTGTTGGAAAAAGCACCCTCGTTGAAAATAGCTATAATGTAATTAATGAGTTTGCTAACGTAGAAAAGCTTCATTTCTCTGGACCTCAGCCTCACCATAATAGCCCTATTGAACAATATATTGAGCCTCTAAATAAAGTTACCACACGGAACACCGCAGAATATATCCTTTGTGACCGAGGGTTCTCTGAAGTTTGCTTCTATGAAAAGTTTCGTAGGAACATCATCATCTCTCCAGAGTGGGCTGTGGCAGCAGAGTCGTATTTCTTTGCTGTAAGTAAGTCTCTTGATATTCTTGTTGTGAAAAGAGATTGGGAATGGGCGAAAGAAAACCATATTAAAGAAATCGACGAGCTATTCCCTAATGCAACTCCGTACTATAAGCGTAACCAACTTCTTGTAAGAGAGGAAGAACATAAGCAATACTATGCTTATATGAAGAACTATCTCGAAAACATTTCCACTCTGCCATATCAAATAATCAAGCCTAAACTCGGGGAGTCTGTTCTGGATTACGTCCTGGTTTAAAGATAACTAGATTTGTTATAAAACAATACTATGGCTAATATTCTAAACGAGGGTTTATCTCGTACCCTCGGTATTGAATTTGAATTCAAACTGAAATTACAGACTCTCCTTACAGAATTTAAGGATGATCCCCTTGTTCAAGCACAAGCCGGAGAAGCAGCAGCCGCTGCAACAGCACTTACAAAGTTTATTAAGTGCGGACCTTCTATGGGATTTGAAGCTAAGCGTAATGCTTACGCCGTTCTTGAGCAAGTTGTACTTGCCCTTCAAGCCTCAGCCGCTGTTCCAGCTGCAGACAAGACTGCTCTTACTACAGAGTTAGTTAATGTTACTCGTTTTGTTGGCCTTGAAGGCGAAGAAGACTTTCACTTCATGGTTGCTACATTCAATCTTTGCGAAGTGATCTCTGGTATCGTTGGTGAAGTTGAGACAGAAGTTGTTGAGGGTACTGCTGCTGAAGGCGGAATTCTTACTATTACTCTTATCGACGGCGGATCAGGTTACACCAACGCTGCTGATGGCGCCACAACCTTCTTCTTGGTTAGCACCGAAGATTCTGGTGGTGGTGACGGAAACGCGAATCTTGACAACGGCCTATCTGTTGTTGACGGAGTTGTTACGGCATCTGGCGACAATCTTGGAGTTCCAGTTCCAGGCGCTAATTACTCGGTTGGCGATATCGTTATTATCGCCCTTGACGCTGTTGGTACACTTCCCGCTGGATCTACTCCCGCGCTTGCCGAGGTTACTCAGCTACTCTGATAAAAAATTAAATAGTCTCTTTAGCCCTCAGGAGGAGATCCCTTCTGGGGGTTTAAAGTATATATACGAGTAATGTCATCTAGTGAATAGCATATATAGGTGCCGAGCAAAAGTTGCTTTCAAACCTGCAAAAAGTAAAAACGTAATTGTTTTTCCAGAACGGCAGATAGACTCTGTCTCTGTAAAATTAAAACAGAATGTTACTACGTTTAACACAAATACCAGCGGAGGGCTAGATGATTTACTATATAGTACCAAAGATAACGAATGCACTGTAACTCTTAACGATCCCTATTTAGACGGGGCTGCTTGGCCTGTACTTGGAAACATGGCACAAGTGATGAGCGGATTTAATGCTTATCAAAATGCAGGAACACTTTTACCTAAATGTGAAAAAGGCCAAGATCCAGACAGCACTCCTTGTTATCCCTTTTACGATACAATAGACGATCCAGATCTTGTTAACCTAGCAGAAAACAGGGGATGGATAATTATATCTCTTTATTATGAAATAGAGGGCATAGGAATAACTTCAGAGTTTCAAACATATTTTAAAGCCACAAAAGTAACTATTGACCATGGTTCAAAATATCCTCAAGTTACAATGAGGGGGCAATACGCTTTTAGTACAGACTTTAATCAAACTATACCTGTTTTCTTTGAGAAGGGAAAGCCGGTCCTTAAACAATTGAATGATAAAATATTTTCAAAATCTGGATATAAGATAGAGTCTGTATGCGGAGAAGACGAGGACGAAGTCTCTGAAAAGTCCTATAAAAGCACTGCTCTTTCTCCAGGGCAGTTGTTACAAAAATACAGCGGAGAAAAAGAGTTTATGGATGCCTACATTTCTGCCAAGGCGGAAAACGCTAAAGTTATTCAGATTTGTAATAAAACAGATTATAGCTGTAGGGCGTCTAGAGTGTTTTATTTAGGTAAGGGTTTATATAAGCAATATAGTATAAATGCTGAGTACGCTATTAATGAATTTGATATTACTACGTCTCGGCCTAAAACAAGCGATCCTGAAAACCCAGAACCGCTGCCAGGCCTGGCCCAAGTAGGCGAGGGAGAATTTAAATTTTCTAAAAATAACAATAACGCTGTAACCGAAACAATAGAGAAAATAAATGCCGCCTCTTCAAACGCTTTTACTAAATTTGAGGGGCAATTTGATGAGATAGGAGACTACTCTACTGGTAACCAAGCAAAAGTTGTATTTAAAGGTGAGGCTAAAGGTAAAAAATTTACTATAACAAAGCTAGAAAAGAACGCAGCATTTGGAAATGCAAAAGAGGGCATGTCTTATTTAGGAGGAAAAGTTACTACTGTATCTAAAGAAGAAGGAAGAGTCGTAGTTAAAAGCACGCTTACTATAAATTTATCTGCTCAGAACAAAGAACAACGTTATTACATACATCAAGAGTATACGTCTCTATCGGGTATAAAGGTAAAAGAAGGAGATGATATAGAAATTGGTGCTAAAGTCGGAGAGGTGCAGACAGGGGATAAACAAACTAAAACAAGATACTTTATAAGACCTCCTCAGGCAGAGTCTTCTGTAATTTCCATTACTCCGGCAACCGTTAGGCTTACAATGTCTGTCACCGAGCCTCTCAAAGATAAAGAACAAGAGGATAAGGCGCCAGATAGCTCTTCTGGAGATAACGAGGGAAAAACATTAGTGGGTTGGGTAGGATATAGCGGAAACGTCGATCCCCCAGGAAAAGACGGGGCACACTTGCATGCAGAAATATCTACTTTAACTGGAGTGGGTTTTAAAAACGATATATCTCCAAAAGTTACAGCTGCCGATCTAGATCCTTATATCACCATAGGTGGCAAAAAACCATCTCAGTGGGAAACAGGTTCTCCCTATGGTCCAAGAAATGGTAAGTTGCACGAAGGCGTAGATATTGTCGGTGCAGGAATTATTGGCCAACCTATAGATATAACTAATCCTAATATTAAAGTTAATGACGTTGGTAGCAAAGGAGGCTATGGGTCGTATGTCGTTCTTGATATTGGAGGAGGCAAAGGACTTTTATTAGCTCACTTATTTCCCAGCCCTCCTCAAGGAGCAGATAAAGCAGACTTAATACCCGCTGTTGCCAACAAAGTTACTTCAAGTCCTGTCTCAAGTGGCGGCGCTGCGCCGCTTCAGGATAAATTTTGTTTCCAACTAAAAACAGAGTTTCAAGGAGTTCCTAGGGCTCTAGAAATAGAACCAGGTAAAACTGTACTGTCTTTTGTATCAGACTATGATTCTTGGATAGAAGGAGGCAAAGATGACACTCAAGTTGATCCTGGAGTATGGGTACCAGATGAGTATAGAAATTGGTTTGTAAATGAAACAGAGTGGAAGTGGGAAAAAGGAAACCTAAAAGTTACTGTTAATGCGCTTAGAAGGCCGGATACTACTCAGAATCAAACCTGGGAGGGGCTAGTGCCTACATTTAGCGAGTACCTTCAAGACTACGAATATGCAGATTACTACGACTATATTAGATCTCCTAGTGATTTATGCTACAAAAGAAAAGACGGAAAACTTTCATGCAATGAATGCGGTAAACCTTCAAGCGCAAGAAGAGAGCCTGGGCAAATTGGCGCAAATGACGTAAAATCAGAGTTTCCTCCCGGTAAATTTAAGTACACCTGTAGTAAATATAATCCCACTAATATTCAAAAAGTAATCGACGCGGCATCTCAACTAGGTATAAATAGTGCAGCCGGTACAGCCGGAATTCTTGGTAATGGGTTAAAAGAATCAAGTGTAAATGGAGTTTATTTAAATCCCCAGGCTTTAGGAGCCGCTGGGGAGCTGGGTATATTTCAATGGAACGGACCTAGAAAAGCAGCACTTGAACAATACGCGGCAAAAATAGGCGGTGATCCAAAAAGCATAAATACTCAGATGTCCTGGTTTGTATATGAAGTAAAGAATAATAAATTTGGAGGGGCCATAAGCGGCGAAGAGATGATCCGCCAATTAAATGCTACAAATAGTGCTAACGAGGCAACAAGAATTTTTGAAGCAGCTTATGAAAGAGCCGGTACGCCGGTCTTAGATGATCGACAACAATTTGCTCGTGAAGTACTTGAGTGCCTTAAGCCATCATGATACCAGTCCAAGCCCTATCTAAGTTTATAATCGGAATAGCTCTCGATGGAATCAAAGACTCTCTTAAAAATGAAGTAAAAAATGCTGCAAGAGAGCGGATAAAAGAGGCTGCTCTCAAGTCTCAGATGCAGGATGTTAAAGCATTAATCGGAGAGCAAATAGCACAAAACTTTTTAGACCAAGTAAAGGAACGTTCTGAAGGATACATAGAAGCCGTCCAAGACATGGAGCTCGATGTAGACTTTGACGAATCTTCAGACAATATAAATGTGGTAGTAGAGAATGTATTAAAACGTCTTAATATATTTCTAAGTACAAAGGGCCCAGAAACACCGATCATCCAGTACTTGGAGCAAAGATACAACGAAGAAGGAATTAAAAGAATTACCGGTAAGTTATATGCAGGACATTTTGTTCGTAGGAGGACTCAAGGAGTTTATTCTATAGGGAATAAAGTAAAGTATGCTCCTCTAGTTGATAAGAATAAGCCTTGGCTAAGTAGCGATAAAACTGCTCAAGGCATTGGTGATATTATTGCAGAAAAAGTAGAAGAACTTTTTGAAGAAGCCTTTGATGAAAGAGATCTAGCTGATGATGATATTCGGTCAATTTAGCCATAATATTTTGAACCTTTTTGCAAATTTGCTTTTGCGCTTAACGCTTGAAGTTCTGCATTAATCATATGATAATCAAACCAAGACTCTGCAAGAGTTGTGTCTTTTAGATAGCATTTTGTGCCCCTACAATAAACGTCTATATTTTCAAGATCTACTTTTTCTTCTCTGCACCATTCTATCACCAAATCTTTAAATGGATATTTGTGATCTATATGAAAACTTGTATTTTCCAAAAAATCTGCTGAAATAGGACATTTTAATGGTTTGCGCTTTATCTGTCTTAATACAGATTTTCTATATAAAACAATCTGAGGCTCAACAATTTGTCTTAGAGCCGCCAGCGCTTCTTTTTTATTTTGCCTATATTCGGGCAGAGGCTTTGTTCTGGGAAATAGTTCTTCAACTATTTTTCCTTTCCCCAACCAGATTTCCCTTTTTGACCTAGGAGTTATCATCACAACTCCTCGTACAGCACGACCTTGAAACTTCTTATTTCTTATTTTGTACTTGAGGCCATTACGTTCATGAAGCGTTTTCCACTTCTCTATCTTACCAACCACCTCGTGGACAAATTCAAAATCCGGCGATCTTACGAAGTAGTTGCATTCTGTGTTTTTAACGACTTCTGACCACTTTTTCTCGAACCCTGTTTTTGTATAGTCTTGTCCCAGGACTCGAACGACTTGTCTGCCCATAGTATGTAGTTAATTAGCTTAGTCGAGTACGACTTAATATCATCAATGTTTTTAAGGTGGGGGTTTTTACGTAAAAGAGTAGATACTGATCTTTTCTTTACAAGGTAGTCAATCAAGAAAGTTTCATCGTTAGACTCCAGGTCAGTAATCCTGAACAACAACTCGTTGTGATTTGAAAGTAACTCATTAAATCCGATTTCGTTTGTCTCGGAACTTTCAATAACGCAGTTTTGTTCCGTAACAGGATTAAAACTCATTGTAAAAGCTGTGCGAACAGTATCGACCTTCTTGACAGGAATCTTTAAATCGTCTGCAATTTCCTGATTGGTGATATTAGGATTTTTAATGAGGTATTTTCTGATCTTCAGATATAAATCGGAATACGAACGAGGCATCTTAACAAGCCTAGAACTATCTCTAAGATAATTGAGCATGTGGAATTGCAAGCACCTGTTTACCCAGGTACTAAAGTTTGCCCCTTTGCTCTGATCCCAGGTGTCATAAATACGAACAATATACTCGAGCGCTGCATCTCTGAGCTCCTCAAATGGCAACCCGGTAAAATTCGAGATTTTTCTAGCAACCTGGTCTGCTTTCCACATTTGAGAGATAATATGCTCATCGCGTTTATCTCTTGCTCTCTTAGACTTAGTTCTTTGCTTCATTTCTCAATAGAGGTAATTATGAAGTCCTTTAGCTGCCCGGCTGCAAGCATTCCTTCAGTATTAATTCCCAGTAGAACTCCTTCTTCATCAAAGACTGCAAAGTTAGGAGTGCCGTCGCACTCGATCTTATCGCAGAATTCCCAGTCATCAGAAGTTACGTCCCATTCGCCAAAACCAACGTTATAATGGGGGTACTCTTCGCAAATCTTATTTGCAACCTCAACCCAAATAGGCTTCATAGTTTCACATGCAACACATGTTGGTTGTTTAAAGAAAACTACTCTATATTTAAATTGTGTAGAGTTTGTCATATCTCAAATGTTTTACTAATAAATAAATCGCGTGCGCTCGTCGTTTTACTATACAAAACCTACGACTTTTGTAATTATACCATGCGCTAGAGATAACGCACACCCCCGGCATTACGGGTGTTTCTTCTGTCGTTTAATAATGATCCTAACCCAGCGGATTTTCTAGAAGATGGGGAATCATAGCTCAATCGGGGCAAAGAAGTTCTAATTCCACCAGAAGATGTGCCTCTTCCTCCCATTAACTCATCTCTGTATACGGTAATTCCGTACACAAATGCATCTACAAAGTCGTCGTTTTTAATAAAAGGGAACGAGGTTAGTTCGTTAATTCTTTCTTGAAGGTTAGGTATGTTTTCATAAATGCTAACACTTCCTTCTTCTACTAAGGGCGCCACTGAGTTGGCTCTTAGTACTTTATCTTTAGACGGTACGATTTCCTTTATTTGTATATCCAGAGTAGATCGTAGAGTTTGAATCAATGGAACTCCGCTTGCTCTTCCTTCGATATATACACATCTAACTTTCCATTGCTTAACAACTTTAGGGATTAACTTTTGAAGATCTGGAAACTCCATCCTCTCCATGACTACGTGGAGGAGCTTAAGGCTTTTATCTTTTGCCAAACCCCATACACAAATCGCAGTAAAGTCATTCATGCTCGTGGCTTTATAAGCCGTGTCGATTGTGGCATAGATGTAAGAATATCTTTCTTGCTTAGAATAGGTTTCTAACCAATGTTCTTTGAAGATGGCACCTGCATCACCGGCGGGCTGGCCCTGGTACAGAGAGTTAAAGTCCCTTTCGCCAATAGATTTTTTAATAGCCTCAAGGTTTTCTACAGGAAAAAACTCTGGCCAATGAGACTCACCTAGCTCCCTACCTAACGTGTCGTTTTCTTCATCGACACAGATTGCCGGAACATTTAGTTCTTTCCAGTTATCTCTGTCTGCACTCAGCAACCTACCAATAACATCATCGCAATGGAACCTTGTTCCCATAGAAATAATAGCGTGGTTAGGCAAACCACGAGTTAAGAACTGAGCTTGGACCCAACCAAACGTGCTCTCCATAACAGTTAGTGAGTTACCATCAGCAAGAAGGTCGTCGAGGATGCCAATGCCTGGGAGATCGTCGTCTGCAATAACTCCATAGCCAAATCCAGTAACGCTACTTCCTGCAGATGCAATTTTAATCAACCCGCCGTTTTCTGTTCTCAGAGCGGTGAGGTTGCATTTCTCTTTATTGATTTCGCATTCTGGAAATATCCAAGAAAACTTTTCAGAGGTAATAAAATCAAGAACCGCTCGAGAGTTTTCCGTGGATAGGCCTAACGCGTACGAGCTCATAATAAACTGAGCTGTAGGACTCCGCCCTATTTGCCAGGCCGGAAAGATCCGCGAGATAAGCATAGACTTGCCTGTTCTTGGAGGAAGAGAAATTGCGCTCCTCTTATAGTCTTTATTACCATCTCCGATGTTTTGAAGATAGGAACAAATTAGCTCGTGTACTGGATACGACTTGAACTGAAGATCGGTGATAATTTTTGCAAAAGTAACAAAGTCAGTCCTGCATTTCAACCTGAGTAGTTCTTCTTTGTCAGAAGAGGAGAGACTGCTCCCCTTCTTCTGCATATCAGCTGCTAAAGCCAATTCATCATCTCTTTGTTGTTTATTCATTTAATAATTTCCATTTTTTATGGTGTTTTAATCTCCCGGTTTTTACGCTTGAGAGGTGACCCCGATTTAATTTTAATTCTGGAAATAGATTTACAAGCTCTGTAACTCCGGCTTCTACTATTCCATATTCTGAATGTATCCACTTGATTTTATTTCTAGTGTCAACATAGTCTAATCTCCTCCAGCCTTTGTGCTGTGACCTTTCATTTCGATAGACTGCCGCTAATGTCGATATGTTTAGTTTCATATGAGAAAACTTATCTTTCATTTGAAAAAGACTACCTTCAAATATTCCGTGTTGGTTATGAACAAATTTATAAACTTTTTTCTTAGTATGTAGTCCCTTCTCTACTTTATCCATCATTTCCTCGCTTATACACCAACCTCTATAATGATGCTTATAGCCATTCCACACACTCGAAAGATTATTCGTTTTTAAATTGGGGTATTTTTCGATAAACTCTCGCATTGTACCGACAAACTTGCCGTACTTTTTGTGATAAAAAACGTACTCTGGTCGTTGTATTGAACGTAAATAATCTACAAATGCAGATCTTGCTTGCTCGTACTCTTTAGATCTTTTTATATCCATCCTATTAGACATAAAAAAGAATGCCAATAAAGCCTTATTGGTTTTAGATCCGCTTGGGCCATATCTTTTTAAGCAATACTTATATATCAACTTGTGACATATAAAATGCTCTCTTAGAGTCAATGTAACTGTCCAATTATTTTTTACAAAACTTTTAGGTATGATATGGTGATCTTCGCAATAAACGCTTTTGGCACACTTGTTTCGCTTCAGTGCTTTTCTGATTAAGGCAAAGTATGTTCTTCTGTAGTTCATACTATACTTTAAACAAAAAATTTTAAAACTAGTACATTTTTGTTCAGAATTTAATCACACGAGCCCTGTTTACGAGCAGCTCTTTCTTTTTCATTATTTACTTGGGAGATTAATGTATCAAATTCGCCAGAGCCAATCTGGCTATTACTCAACGACCTAAATGGATTCTGTGAGCTGTTATTACCCGCTGCTGCCGAGAAAGTATAGTTCACCTTATCTTCCTGAGGTGCAGAGCTTGATATTTTTGCTGATAAGGAATCGTTTAAGACTTTAGACTGATTAAATTTTTGATCGCTATCGCTTAGATCAAATGCAATCCCGAACTCTGGATCTAAATCCGTTAAAAGATCAAGGGCTTGCTTTATATCTTTGATTACGTTTGCTATTAAAAATGCTTTATTCTTTGCGTATTTTGCAGGGATTTCTTTTATATTAGCAGCGGAAGCTAAGATTGCCGGAGTAGGTGCTATTCCCAACGCTCCTCTATATAGAGCACCATCAAGTTTTTGAACCATTGCAAACAAATCTGTAATTGCTTGAGCATGCTCCGTTGTATCTACAGCATTTAAATCTAGTATAGATTTATTCCCTGTGATTATTTTGTCATAACCTAGTAATCCTTTTACTAAGTTAATATGATTAATCCATTCTAACTGGCTAATATTATTATCTGCAAACTTAAGCCCCTTCTCCATACCCTCAAAAGCGTACATAAACTCTAGCATTAAGTCAGACTGTTCCGCTCCTCCCTTTATTGCTTTTTCTAGCCTTCCTGCGGGGTCGTTTAATGCAGGTATGCTATTAATTGCCCCTGTTAAATTAAGAATGTTACTGGGGATAAGCGATTCTCCAATACCAGAAAAATCTAATCCTGCGGCTTGTGCGAGGCAAGTGGCGTTGTTATTAAGAATATCAGATCCGTATTTATTAGAGTTATTTTCTATTAATGCCCCAGTAGCTTCTAGTGGATTTACTCCGTTGCTTGCGGCACCATGATCTACTTTTCTACACTTGGGTAGACAAGGACAGGGGTTACCACCGCCTCCTCCAAATAATCCGCCAATCCCACCGAGTAACGATCCAAAAGCTCCGCCACCACCGAGTATAGCACCCATGGGATTTTGCCCACCTAATAGAGCAGTAGCACCTTGGATTCCTAAACCTGCAGCAGGAATAGCTGCTGCCCAAGGTCCTCCTAGACCGGCTGCTCCTAAGACAGAAGAAGCCGTTGTTGTAAGACCAGGGACTAAAGAGTTAAGGCCAGGCTGGTTAGAAAAATTTTGCATAAGTCCGGCGACATTGCCAAAACTACCTCCAGCTAATTGACTGCTTAAACTTGCTATGTCAACGTTATTAAAATCTATTCCTCCAGCAATATCGCCAATGGCAGCTGATAATCCTCCGCTTAATCCTCCATCGATAACATTTTGTATAGCACCTGGTGCTTTTGTAAGATCTAGATTGCTAGTAGCTGCAGTTGCAAAATCGCCAATAGGGCCTGATGGAAGCTTATCCATTCCGTACTGAGCAGCGGCATCAAATGCTCCGGCAGCACCACCAACTAGAGCGGCCGAAAAAACTCCCCTTTCTTGAGGGCTTAGTATAGACTGATAAGCAGCTGACATTGCCTCAATACCAGAGCTTGTTAAAATTTCGGTAGAATTAAACATTATTTTATAATAGTTCTAAGGCTGGATTGTCATCGTCTACACCGTATTTATCTTTAAAGTTTTCTGTGGAAAGTTCTTCCGAAAAGTTTAAGTTTGCGTTGTCAGGGTTTAGAGCGGCCTGATCTGCAAGAGTTTTAGCGCCATCTGGAGTGAGATATGTATTGGGTATGTTACTAGGTATCTGAGCAATGCTTGTTGCGGTATCTAATATAGATGTCATAGCATCGGCTATAGGCACTCCTCCTGCAGCAATGTTTGCATATGTACCAGCTACGCTAGTGGCTATATCAGCTACTCCACTAATCTGATCTGCAACTCCTCCTAGAGAGCCGGCGTCGGCCAGACCTTCCATCGCTCCCAGGGCCGAACCTAAAATACTATTTACGTTGTCAGGATTAGAGATAACAGAAGATAGGGCACCTAAAGAACCTCCAGCTGCCGCAGCGGCCGCTGCTCCTCCGATTTGTAATAAAGCATTGGGTATTGTTTTAGCAACCTCTTCTGGAGTGGGTACGGGTGTTCCTTCCCATTGCACAACCTCCCTGCTCCCATACTTCACCCACTTCATTTCTTTATTGTACCTAACGCAAATAATCATCTCCGAGTTATTTCCGTCGTCATGAAGAGCGGTTTGCCCATGGACTTTTTCAGTGCACTTAGGTAGTGTAGATTTAAAATATGTAGGGATCGTAGAGACCGGAACCCATCCCCATTCTTTATTCTCATCTTTTTTACAGGTAAGAAGCATTTGCCTATAGTCTCTATCTTCTGCAAACTGAACTTGCTCTCCCTCTCTTTCTTGAGTACATTTGCCAAGTGGGTCTTGTTCAATTAGTACGTTGCCCTGCTCAATTTCTTTAGGATCACCAGAGCCTTGAACTACTAACCCTCTAGTAATATTTTTCCATTCGTACACATCCTTATCAGGTCCTCCTTGTCTGTTGTTTCTTCTAAGACAAATTTTTAAGTCCTGCGATACGTTGTTAGAGAAAACATACATCCTCCCCTCATTTTCTTTGTTACATTGAGTACCAGGATCTCCTGCGTATTGAATGGCGGATTTATCAACGATAGGAATAGACGCTGGAAGCGACGGAACCATCTCGTTGTTATAAAGTCCTAGTACAATATTGTCATTAACGTTACCAGAAATCGATCCTACAATTACGTTAGATCCTAACAATTGAGACGTAAGAACGCCCTTTCCCGCATTAAGTACCGGAACCCACTCTGTTTTTGTATTAGCTTCATCTTCACCATATACAACTTTTACTCTTCCTTTTTTGTCTGGATCATTGACGTCTGCAATAATACCGGGATGGATAAAAGCATCAGACTCAAGCCCACCAGTCTTTTTTGAAAGAATCTCAAAAGCCTGCTGAGCCTGAATTTGTTTTCTTATAAATGAAGCTTCTTGCGCCATAGTTAACTTTGCTCGTAGTGGAAATACGCATCTCCCTGTCTCCAGAGATCCGCAGCTAGGTACGCGTATTGCACTCTAGAGTTCATTGTGTGATGAACCCAGTATTTAGAGATTGATTCTACAAGGTCCCACGTTCTGCCTCCTCTATTGTAATAGAAAGGCATTCTAAAGAACGTAGTTTTTACTCCCTCTAGATCTGCAACTACAGACCCCACGGTCATTTGATTGCTATAAGTTTCTACAGCTTTTTCATCCTCGGTTCCTGTTTGCAAAAATTCTAGTTTGTAAGGCAAAAGAACAGGTGCATTAGATTCATAAGATCTTAAACCGTTTCTAACTTTGGTGATAGACCCGACGGTTATTAGTTCGTCTTCTGAATGAGCTTTTACATTAAACAAACTAAATAAAAATACTAGAGTTAAAATAGAACCTTTTGATTCCATCAGTCCGTCCCACTCTTTCTTGTAAACAGAAAATCCAGTGGTTAAAGTACCATCTTTTTTAAAGAAGCCAGAAGCAGCAACTTTTGTTAGATCTATTTCGCTAATATCTGTACCATCACCTGTTTCTACAGCTTCGGTATCTCTCCACGAAGAGGAGGTAAATGGTGCCTCTTTAAGAATCTGGCCTTTGATAGTATCGTAGTCTGTATCTCCTACCGTACTTATTAACTCTTTATCAAACCATCCTAAAGCATTTCTTATTAGCGCTCTTTTATAGTCTAAATCCCAGGCTATATTCCAAACTGGTTCGCAAAGTCCTACGTGCTGAGCCAGCCAATCTATATTTTTAACGCTACATTCCGTAGGATCAAGATACTTAAAATAAAACGAATCTATATCATGTTTCTTTTCTCTTAAGAACTCATCAACACCGGCCATTATCCACTTGGCTACTGGGGCTTTTGGAAGCTGATCCTCTAGTAGCGGACGCCAAGATTTAGGGTCTTTAGGAGAATAAAGCTCTTCCTTTGTTCGGTTATCTAGTACAGGAGACATACCGAACTCTTCTCTTTCGTCTCTATCCTCTATTACCCTAGGCAAGAATTGATAAGCAATTTTTCTATTGCTCGTGGTTACTATAGTTCCTATCTCTAGAGCAGAAATATTTACATCGAATCTATCTTTTTCTTCAGATACAACTACAATATCGTTATCTTCAGATATTCTATAATTTAAAGAAGCCCCAGGTAATCTTAGATAAGTGGGTCTTACTCCTTGGTCGGAAATATATTTGATCTTAGACTCTTTCCAACTCGAGTCAGTTACTTGAATAGCCTGAGTAAACTTAACTTTAAAAGTATTAAATAAACTTCCAATAAAAACCCTGTTTGTTTCGTGACTTGTTCCCTTTACATTCCACTTAGCATCAGCAAGATCCTTAACAACTTTTTTCCAGGGATTGGGTAGCTTAAAAAAGAAATCTAAAAAAGCAGTATATACCTCTTCTGATAGAGGAGAATCTGCAATAGAAGTATACAAACCACCTTTACCCAAAGACTTTCCAATAACCGGATGTTTCTTATACCCTCTCTCAATAATTTGTCTTACAAAATCTTCCTCTGTGGTAATAATTCCACCCTGATCTACCTTTAAATAATCTTCGTTAAACAAATCCCCCATATAACCTACAGGAGGGAGGTATATACTTGTTCCCTTACTTGCAGGTTTGTTTACGTTTATTTCTGTCCCATCCTTATTTGTATGTGCACCTCTTGCTATAGTTTTTAATTCTACGTACTCTTTACCTCCAACAAAATATTCTACTTTTGCCGTTGGATACCCGTTTTCAGAAGTATATTTCCACTTATAGTTAGTAATTTTTTGAAGTTTTCCTAATTTGCATTTCCCAGGATTACAGGATTTATTTGTACCTTGGCCACTTGCGCAAACCAAACCCTCTATTGCACAATTCTCTCTACCTCCTGTTAAGTCTCCTTCTACCGGAGTACCGTGACCAAGAACAGTATACTTGTCATCGGAGTCTTTTTCTAAAAACTCAGGATCAGGAGAAAATACATTTCCAATATTTTCATACTGAAAACCAGAAGTCGTTAGCTTACCGATATCTCTATCAATAACCTCGTTTCTTGATTTATTTAACTCTGGATTTGTACCAAATTCTATTTCTCCGAGTGTATGCTCTGCAATTTTAATCTTTTTTGTTCTATCAAACTCTGCAACAATTTTAGCTGCTCTAAAGCCCCTAGCAATAGGCCTTCTATTTCTTTGATCCCAAACTGAAAGATACTCCATATCAGCCTCCTAATAAAGTTTGATAATCAGGATCAACAAAGGTGTATGTAAGAGGTGCTTGGGTTGATTTTGCAATCAAAGTTATTGTGTTTTTATAATACCTAAAGCTTCTTAATGCGTTTGTATTAGTAAAAGACTCATCAGTATTATCTACTGTTGCTTCGTACTCTGTTACACAGACTCCATTAACTAATTCTGAAGCAAAAGGAGCATTACAAAAATTGCTCGAGTCTGTTGCCACTGATTCTGTCTTTAGAAGCTTTATAGATAAGGATCTAACTTTGTCTACGAAGTTAAGATCAAATACAGCATTTCTAATTTGCTGAAAATTAAATGTCTCTCCAAGAGGTATTTCTTGAATATTTAAAAAAGAAGAGATTATATTGTTAATAGCCGCTGCTCTTGCATCTATACCTGTAGTAAATACCTCATCGTCGTATTCAATAACAACTGTGGTTTCTAAGGGAGTGATCTCTGGTGAGGTGAGGTATATTGCGGTACCAAGAGGAACTCTTTTTCTTAGAGCCTTAACAAGGTTTTGTCTTATTGTTGCCTCGAGTTCTCTACCATCTTGATCTCCTAAACAAACTGCAATAACTCCTGTAGGAATATCCTCACTTATCCTTTCTTTTTCCTCATGAGTAATTACTTTAACAATAGAGGCTTCGGAGGCAATTTCTCTAATTTCATTTTCGTAGTCATTAGCAGAAATCAGTCCTCTTCTTCGTAATAAAGTAAATGCTCTTGTTTTTAAATTTTCAATAGACTCTAAGTCTTTGCCCCCTTGCGCCTGTCTTTCATTAGTTTGAGCACCAAGACCCAAGATATTAAGATTGATTTTTTGTATAGCTCCTGTAGCTACATTATAAACTGTTCCCCACTTCTCAGATATTGCTTTCCCTGTTGCAATAAGCTGATCGTTATTGATTCTTACTTCTTCATCTAAAATGTAATTTAAATTACTTACAGTAGAAAGTATTGTTCCTTTAGGAATTATTACAGTTCTTGCAAATCCTTCTACCTTAGTAAAAGTAATTTCTACAATTGCTTTTGCGCCAATAGACCTTTGAATTCCTAATTGCCTAAACCACTGAAGTGTAAAAGCTTCAGGAAGCGAATTGAGATAATACAAGAGTTCGCTTTGTGCATAGGCCTGTCCTTCTACTATTGCAGACAAGGGAGAAGCTGCACTAAAGTCATTTAACTGACCACCAGATTCTAAAAATATTTTTGTTTGTGTATCTCTAACTAGAGCCGGAGTATTTCTAGGATCTAATTGGAGAGGTAGTATAGGTCCTCTTATATCAGCCATTATTTAGTTACCTGTATTTATTGAAGCAAGGTTAATACTATAAATTTGTCTTTCTGTTGCCGAAAATCTTACACCCGAGTCAAAAAGACTGCTAGAAGAATAGCTTAAATCTTTTAAGCTTATGTTATCGGAACTGTCAGAATTATATAAACTTTCACCTATTAAGGTCACTGCAGGATACCCCACGTATCCCTCAGAAACAGATTTCCTGATAGACCCGTTCTTTAAAACATAGCCTGTGTCCCCATAGTACTGAGACTTAGTTAAATAACCGCAATACATGTCCACTCCTCTAAAATCCTTATCTTGTCTTGGAGAAGCATACAGAGACACAATAGAATCAGGAGGAGCCGCTGCAATTTTTGTTTTAGGATTTCTTATCAAAAGAGTAACTACCTTGGCAATATCTCTTCCTAAATATTCTGAGTTTAAAAATCCATTGTGTATTTTTTGAGCTAAAGAGTCTATGCTTACTTCTAAATCTGTCTCTCTATTAAAATAATAGATTGTTTCTTCAATTGCCTCATCTACCAATGACGAGTAATTATCTTGATAGTCTGATAGCCTATTGATATTATATAAAAATATTTCCAGTAATTTTTTGGAAAATTCTTCTTCTCCAGCTGTGTTAATATCTATAAAATCTGTTAAAGTACTCCCAGAGTTATATTCCTCTTCTATGGCAGCATAAAAAATGTCATAGACAAATTTATCAGTACCTGTGTAATCTAACAAAGCATTAGAAGGAAGCTGATAATCTAGTTCTTTAGTTGAAGAATCTTGTCTAACTTGGTCTGTTACTGTTTGAAAATAAGCAGAAGACCCGTAGGCAATGGCGGCCAGTCCTCCTACAGTTGAAAGGTTGTCTGTAAGAAAATTATTCTTTGCCACATCTTTATTGTTATTATTCTAATACAGCTTTAAACCGTGGAAATCAGTTTAAAGGAAAGATAGACTAAATACAATTTCTTGTAAATGAGTCAAGCATCTATTCAAATTTTAACGTCAAACGTCGTTGGTGAAGAACCTTTCATTGGGGACTTAGGTGAGGGGGAACTCTTTGGCAATAACGCTGATGGAAGAGTTTGGCTAGGAGACTCTGTAGGTTCTCCAATAGAACTAGGCGGAGCAGTAAAGAATAAGCCGATGGGCTCTTTAAGATCTTCAAACTATTTGTCTGTAGATCTAGCTCAATCGGACAACCTTCCGGTTCCTAATACAAATCCTCTTTCGGTACCAGAAGGGTTTTATAGAGAAATGAGAATTTTGCTTACCTTCTCAACAGATCCCGTGAGCAATGTAACAACCTATTTTGACTACCCAGTAAACTGGGGAGAAAAGAACACTTGGTTTATCTTCTCCGGCGGAATTACTTGGGGATATGGTGGTATAGCCATAGACGAAAGCGCTGAAAACCCTATAGATGCTTATAAAGCTTCTGGAAGAAAAATGTTAGTTGAATTAAGCTCTTTTGGTCCTAGTTCAGAATGGATGGGTCGGTTACTCTGGATTAACGACAGCACTACATAATAATTTTAATTACCTCCGATGCTTGACAAAATTACATTCCAAAACGGAACGATTGTAACTAAGGAGTACCTTAATGAGGTACAAAAAGGTACTAGCTTCTCTGGCGGAGCTAGGGCAGATTTCTATACACTGTCTTCTACCGACGAAAACAGCTGGGATATTACAGAAAGAGACGGACTCAAGGACTACGAAATTTCTAATCCTAGAAACGAAAAAGAAACAGCAATCGGCAGACTGGCCCATGATGGTGTAGTTCTTGGATACAGCACTATCGGTACCGGGTGGACCATCACCGACGCAACATTTACCAAGCCTAAAACCGTTAGGATTTCTATTGGCGCAAATAATGCAATTAGCACCGTTGAGGGTACTGCAGCTGCTCCAAGGGGCGTAATTGTAGAAGCCGGAAAAATTGTTCTTTCTAATGGAACTTTGTTCTCTTGGAACAGGCAAATTGTCGGAATAATCTCTGCTTCTACAGGTCAGAGTGGCGTATCTAATCCAACAGGTACAAATTATATTTATGTAAAAGAAGACGATTCTTTAACAGACGGCGGTGTTCTTGCGATTGCTTCTACTCTCCCTGATCCTACTTCTAACCCATACGTTCCTCTTGCGGAAATTAATTTTACCGACGGAGAATTTAACACAGATTCCGATGGTGATGTAATGGGAACTGGAGTGATTGATCTCCGTCCTAACCTATTCGTTGGTGCATTAAATAACTACGGAACAGGTATCTTAAAAAATACCGACGTATTAGCTACATCTACTACTATTAGCTCGTGGGACAGAGCAATTGCAGATACCACAAACGGATCTATTGTTATCAGCCTACCTGGAGCATCAGGAGCTAATAAAGCATCTGATAACGATAGAGTTGCAATTGTTGACTTAGAAGGATCTTTTGACAGATTCCCCATTGTCCTAAGACCTGGAACCGATACTAAAATTAATGGGTCTGTAGACGACTGGATCGTAAATATTCGCGATGCTCACTTAGAGCTATTCTATAACGCATCTACTGCTGAATGGAAATTTGAAGAAACTCCTGGTTCTGAATGTAATCCTAAGCTAGGAACATTTATTAGCTGCGGAGGAAAAGAGTTTATTGGTACAAGAACCGCTGGAGAATGCCCAGACGGCCAGCCAATTCCTGCAGTGTACCCCAACCCTTCTGAAGGAGTATATCGTTACGAAGTATCTTCTCAGAAGTGCTATAAAGAAATTAGAGAAGCAACAGCTATCTACTCTAACGGAGAAGGTGGGCTAATTAAAGTATTTGGCGCAAATAGATGTAATAAAAGAACAATTGCTGACTCTTCCACTGCAATCAGAAATATCATCTATGTAGATCCTTCTGTAGGAACTGACGAATTAAATAATAACGGAACCGATAACGATAGGCCATTTAGAACTCTTGAAAGAGCACTTCTTGAAGCAGCAAGAGCCAGTAGAAGAGGTGGCGCTACAGACGCGTACGATACAACAGTAATTGAGCTTGCCCCTGGTGATTACTATGTAGACAACTCTCCTGGAGTAAATGCTATTACAGGAATCTCTGCCGCTGATAGATATATTAAGCAGGTTACTACTGGATACTCTACACTAACTGCTTATAGTACAGAAAATCCTTTCATCATTATAGATGTAGGTAGCGCAAATTCACAGCCTCCCGTTGTTCTAAACCTAGGAAGAGTATTATATACTTCTACTGGTTCGGTAGGTACTATTAAAAAGATTGAAAAAAATTCCGTTTCTGCTACTAGATGGAAGGTATATCTTCAGTATGTAAAAGGAAACTTTAATATCGGAGACGAAATTTTTTATAACAGAACTTCCGACTTCAACCCTACGACCGGTGGTCTAATTGTCCCCAGAGGTATTTCTATCAATGGCGTTGACCTAAGAAAAGTTAGAATTCGCCCAATGTATGTTCCTGCATTAACTCCAGGACAAAATACTGCCCAGGCGCAAAGAACGTATATCTTTAAAGTAACCGGTGGTACCTATGTATCACTAATGACGTTTGCTGATAACCAGCAATTCGCAAGAACTCATAACACCGTTACTTCTGTTGGCTTTGCTTCTCAAGCAGAGATTAGAGGAAGCAATAACGAGACTTCTTACTATGCAAAAATCACTTCTCTCTTTGTAGGTATTGATGGATGGGGCAATGACGGACTATTAGAAGTACCTGGTGAGACAACTATTGTTGCTTCTGTTGTAGCAGGCAAGGAAAACCGTGGAAACGACGTAGAGCAAAACCAGACCGGTGCTCAAACTCCCGACCTTGATCCTAACTCTCCTCCTGCATATCCAGGCCCAGCGCTACTCAAGGTAGAAGAAGGCGGAAGCGTAAACTTCTTCAAGTTACCTGACGTTAACTCTACGAGATCTTCTTCTCCTTATGTATTTAATTGCTCAGTAAGGTCTATCTTTGGTCTTCAAGGTCTATGGGCTGACGGAACCAGAGTTGGTGGCTTCAAGTCCATGGTTACTGCAAACTTTACTCAGGTTTCTCTACAAACTGACCCTAACTGCTTTGAAACTCCTTCTACTGAGTACTTCTCTGATCCTCCAATTAACAAAGGCTCTGGAAGTGGCAAGAAATATAGAACTTGTTCTGCTGACGAGTTTAAATATCGCCACTTTGGATTTAGAGGATCAGCTGATTCTACAATTCAGTTAGTTTCTTGCTTTGTTATTGGTAACGCTGATCACTTTATTGCGGAAAGCGGAGCGGATCTTTCTATTACAAACTCCTGTTCTGACTTCGGAGACATTTCTCTAAGATCTATTGGATTTAAAGAAAAAGCGTTCTCTCAAGACGAAGGAAGACCCACAGCAACAACTTCTGGAACAAAGATTATCCAGGTTATTCCTCCTTTACCTTTAAGCTTTTCTCCTTTAGCTAACGGAAGAGACGCAACAATAAGAACAAGTGAGGTAAGCACTGGTCTTAATATCGATTATACTCAAACTAAAGCTTACGTTCTTGCAAATAAAGTAGGAACTAGCGCTCCTTCTGTAATTAGAGTATATATCAGAAACTCCGATATAGGAAGCCCCTTCTCTGCAACTAACGTTCCTTCGGCGTCTCTACTTGGATTTGGTCAGTTTACCTATACAAGAAAGTCAGCTGATGGAACCTACTACTTATCTGGCGGAGATGGCAACCAAGAAAGAAAAACTCTGTACGTAGCAGGTTTCGATGAGAATGGCAATTCTATTCTTTTTGCCGGAGAGATCCAAATTCAAGATCCTTCGGAAACTAAATTTGATGACTTAGATGACGCTTCTAAGATCTTTGGGTGGGACAGCACAACCTCTAAGTGGTACGTTAACATCAGAACTTCTGCAATTGCTGAAGAAACAACTGATGGCCAGATTGGCGACGTAGATGGATACCTACAGAAAAAATATGACTATGCCTTTAGGTATATTTTAGATTCTACAGATAGCCCATTCGACTCTTTAGATTTCATTTTTGATGGTTCACCTCTTAAAATTAGAAGAGCTGTCGATAGAAGAACTGCTGACGAAAGAGTGTATCGAGTTGTACTCGATGGTTTCTTAAAAGAAGATGGTTTAAGAAAGCCTCAGGCTTATTACGTACTCGAAAAGCAGCAGGGTGTTGCCGGTTATCCGCTTAACGGAGGAGACGAACTACTCAGCGATCCTTTAACAATTACGGACGTAAGAAACTACCACACCTACAGCAACCCTGGAGTAACATACACAGACGCAACTAATCCGTTCCCTGGTAAGTACATTACTTACATGACAACTTCAGCAGACGCAAGAGACGTTTTTACTGCCGATTTTGTACCCAAGCTTGATCTAGACGAGCCGGAAGCATCGGCCGATCCATCTAACTCTGTAACAAAAGTTGCTCTTCAGAAGTTCGGAAACAGACCCAATGTGGTATTTAGCTCTTCTTTAGGCCCTAGCGTAAACCCGATCCAAATCAGAGAAAATACCTCTACAAACCAAATTGGTTTCTTAATTGGCCTCCACCGTCCCTCTGTTGTAAGAGCCTCTGGTCACACTTGGGAGTGGACTGGTTATCTTAACTACGACACCGCTTTCCCAATCTATCAAGGCGAGCCTCTTGAGCAAGACTTTAAGCTAGGTAAGATTATTGTTGAACAAACCGGAGGAAGAGTGTATGCTTCTGGTATGAATGAAGAAGGTAACTTCTACATTGGTACTAATGTCTATGACCTCAAGTCCGGCGAGCAATTCTCCATTCCTCTTAAGGCTGACAATGAGCTAGGCAACGTAACAAACCAGGTTCTTAACAACGTTATTGTTAAGGGTCAGCTCTATATGAACGATGACTCTACTATGAGATTTGGTCCTAACACGACTCTAATCTTTAATAGCGGAACAGAACTTAGAACTGACCTTGGTCCTATTCAGGCAAGTACTACTGTCCCTGACGTATACGCCACAACCGACCGTGCAGGATTTGTTGAATTAGCTTCTCAGGCAGAGATCCGTGGAGCATTTGGAAACGCAAATACCGGTATTGCAGATAAGGTTGTTGTAACTGCTGCTGAACTTGCCACAGAGCTTAATCTCAGGCTCGATAATGTTGTCCAGGCCTCTGGCCCTCTTACTGTTTCTGAGACTAGTGTTGAAGCACCCGGCGGCGATCCTAATGATGATAGTGATAACATCCTTCAGTTTACCATTCAGCTTGGATTGGATGCAGGTAACCAAAACGAGGCTAAGTTAGCAGGGTTGAGACTTGGATCTACCACCGGCCAATTAGTTACTTCAGTTACAAATAGCTTCGATAAGTCTGGAACTGCGGAAGTACAATCAGCTCAGTTAGTATCGGCAAGGGCGCTAAGACTCTATCAAATCGGTACTGATCAGTTAGTAGATAGCGCTGTAGAAACAGCAAAAATTAACAACGGGGCCGTTATTACTGATAAACTGGCTTCTGAGGCTGTTACATCGGGTAAAATAGCAAGTAACGCGGTTACTGAAGCAAAGCTCGGCAACGGAGCGGTGACTAACGGTAAAATTGCTAATGACGCAGTTAATGGAGATAAAATAGCGGATGACGCTGTTGCCAACGAGCACATTGCGGACGACGCTGTTGATACTGCACAAATTGCAGATAACGCCGTAGAGACAGCTCAGATTAACAATAGTGCTGTAACAGCCTCTAAGCTAAGTGGTGGTCAGGGAGGATCTGCCCCGGCGTACGCAATTAGAGCCTGGGGAACTGTTTCTCTTAATGGTGTAGTTTCTGGAGGAAACGTTACTGGTAATACGTCTGGTGCTAACTCTGGAGGTATTACTTTTGCTACTCCGATGCCTAACACAAATTATGCAGTTATAATGACAATTACTGGCGGCGAAGACCACGTTATGCAAGTAACAGGTAAGCTTACCAGCGGATTTACTTGGTCTTCTAACGATCCAGGCGTGGGTAATAATGAAAATGCAGACCAAGATGGATTTGACTTCATTGTGGTAGGATAAGCTAATGAAAATTAGTTTTAAACGCTCGAGCTCTGGTCGGAAAGCCAGGGCTCCTAGATGGTGGGCTATTTTTGCAGATAGCTTG